CTGTGACGCGCCGAAGGCGCTCATGGCGCCCAGCGGGTCGTTGCTGGTCACGAAGGCCAGCCAGCGGGCCGCGCGCTGGGCCGTGGCGATCTCGGCCTCCAAATAATCGCGCAGTTGATGGGCCAGCAGGATCACCGGGGCCAGCGGGGTGACGCCGCGCAGCTGGTTGGGACGCAAACTGCGAAAGCCGATCAATACCTGATCGGCCGGGTAGCGCTGGGGCTTTTTCCAGCGGTCGGCGTCCTCGAAGTGGTAGGCCATGGCCTTGCCGGTGCGCGGGTCGTACTCGACGCCCTGGTGGATCTCGTTGCCGGGCAGCGGCGTGGCCCCGTAGGACGACAACTGGTCCGGCTCGATCGCCAGCAGGTCGAAGGGCAGCAGGCGCCCCCGCGCGCGGGTGAAGCGCTTGATGAAAATATACTCGCCCACCTCCACGTCCTGGCGGCAAGCCATCTGCTGCATCTCGTTGAAGTGCAGGCGCCCGCCGGCGTCGGCCTCGTCACACCAGCGCTTCCAGGTGTCCTCGATCTTCTGGTTGATGCCCCGGGCCAGGGATCCGCCGGCGGGGTCTTTGACCCGCGCCTGCAGGGTGATGCCGTCGCCCACGGTAAAGTCCTCCACCCGTTGGATGGCGGTGGCCATGGCCGGCATGTCGCGCACCAGCTGGCGCGCCCGGGCCCGCAGCGTGCCCACCGAGTTGGCGATCACCGTATTGACGCCGTCGTCCACCGGGTTCCAGCCGCCGGTGTTGGTGTTGCCTTTGGCAGCGGCGTATTTCGAGCGCACCAGATGCCGACAGGCCATGCGCTTTAGTTCGGCCTGGGGCGAAAACAGGCCCACGATACGGTCAATGGCGCTGCCGATGTTTACCATGTGTCACTCTTGACGGTGGTGGATACCCGTCGGCCGCCGGAGGTGGCTGAGGCCGCATCGATGTCGGCCTTAATCACGTCGCGCAGTTTTAGAAGCTCATCAAGACCACGATATTCGACAGACTTGCCGTTTACGGAAACGCGGCCGACCGTCGCACCGGAAATAATAGCGGACTCGACGTTTGATAAATCAGTGGAGGAAAACGCCATAAAGAAAACCCCATGATATGGTGGTGTGATTATACGCCGCCACCATATCATGGGGTTTTTTATCTTTTTATGTTTTTAACAGCTAATAGATAGCTTATGACCACCTAATAGACAGCTTATGAATAGTTAATAGATAGCTTAAATTGCTTGACAGGGTTTTTCAGGATCGCGCGCGGATGTCGCCCAGTTCCGGCGGCTCCTCCGGCCGCATGCGCCTGGCATCCGGGTGGCGCAGCTCCTGGCGCTGTACGTAGCGGTGCCAGCGCCACACGTCCTCACGGGTGACGTGCCATCGCCCGTTGAGTTTCCCGGACGCCCCGCAGCACCCGAACGGGTATTTGCGCAGCAACCGGATAAACTGCGATTGCCCCATTTTTAGCTCGTCCAGCACCTCCTGCTGGCTGGTCAGCACGTTGGACGGCGGCGCAACCGCTTCGCGGTCGACGTCATCCCCCATCGCATCGGTGTTCTCGGTGTCATTTTTTTTCCCGCCTGATTTTCTGGCTGCCATTTAAAACTCCTTTTCGCCTGGATTGATCACCACAATTTTGGTTTGTCGTCCGGCCTGGCCGAACGGTTTTTAGGCGCCTCGTCCTTTTCTTCTTTCGGTTTCCAGAACCGCACCTGCATGATTTCGGCGGCGCAGTTATTCAGCACCCCGCAGTCCCATAAATGGTTGGGCGCATTCGGGCGGCAGTCCCAGTCGCCCTTGTCGTTGACGTATTCCGACGTGTAGTGCGCGGCGTAGTCCAGCGGCAGATCGCTCGGCATGCGGACGCTGCCCGGATCGCCCAGCTGCACGGCCATGGCCGCCGCCAGCTGGTCCTTGAAATACTTGGTGTTCACCCGCACCAGGTTCAGGCCGCCGGGGATGGGTTTTTTGCTGTTGGGGTAGTTTTCGATGCGCGAATAGGCATACGGCTGGTTCATGGTGCGCTCGCCCTTGGTGGGCAGCACCTTGCCCGGGTGCTGGCGGCACCAGTCGTAGACCTCGGCCGTGCGGTGGCCCATGGCGTCGATCAGCCCACAGCGCACCAGGTAGGGGTTGCCATCGGCGTCCGCATAGGCGTCCGACCACAGCACTTGCTCCAGCCCTTCCAGCGTGGTCGCAAAGCCGCAGCGGATCACCCACTGGTCCCGCGTCAGCCCCCAGCCGTGGGCCACGATTTTAAACCAGACGCCGTCGTCCTGGGTGTCGGCCCCGAAGGTGAGGCAGCTCACCTGGCCGCCGCCCGGCACGCGCCCCATGGGGCGGTCTTCGCACAGCGCCATGATGGTGGACTCCAGCCGCTCCACCTGGTAGGCCACCCAGGGCTCCGCGGCGTAGCCGTTCTGGAAGTCCTTCAACTTGGTTTTGTCCGGGCGTCCGCCGGGCGGGTTGGCCGCAAACCAGGCCGCCATCACTTCCGACAGGCTGACGAAGGGGCTCAGCCAGCTGGGGATCTGAAACGCGATCGAGGCCGGGTTGAAGGCCGCCAGCCAGGCCGCCATGACGATGCCCTTTTCACTCTCGCGCCACTGGCCGGCGCGCACGGCCGCGTCCCGTTGGGCGTCGTCCCATCGGGCGGGGCATTTTGCGCAATCGTACCAGGCCAGATGCTCGGCCTTGATCTGCTTGGGATCGCGCCGGCCGTCCGGCACCCGGATGCGGGTCAGCTCCATCACCTGCCAGCCGCCGCAGGCCGGGCACTGCACCCAGTAGACGAAACGCACCTGGGCTTCCTGGTAGGCCTGCCAGATGGGGCCCTCCTCGATGGTGGGGGTGGACACCAGCCACATCTTGCGGCGACCCTTGTAGGTGGTCATGCGCTTCCTGGCCAGCTCGATCGGGCCGGTCTCCTTTTTGCCCGTGGTGGCCGGGTATTTGTCCACCTCGTCCAGCACCACTTTGCCGATCGGTTTGTTGGCCAGGCGCGCGGCGGAGTTGGCCCAGGCGAAATAGATGGCCATGTGGGTCAGGTTGATGCGGTTGACGGACATATCGTCGTCGTAGCCCGTGGTGTATTCCAGCAAGCGGCGGCTGGAGGTGATCATGGGCTGCACGCGGTCCTTGCTGTTTTCCTTGCTGGTCAGCTCGTCCGGGTAGACGTAGAGCACGTCCGCCGGGTCGCGGTCGATGGCGTAGCCCACGCAGTTGTTGACCCCCTCGGACTTTCCCACCTGGGGAGTCGCCACCAGCACGATCTCTTCCACCGAGCGGTGGTAGCTGGCGTCCATCACGCCGGCCAGATAGGGCGTGGTTCGATTCCTCCAGCGCCCCGGTATGGCGGACTTCGTCACCACCCGGTGACGCTCGGCCCACTTCGAGGGCGGGATCGGCCGCAGCTTTTTAAGCCGCTTTTTCTCCCCCCGCGTCAGCCGGTAATGGTACGACGTCACCTGCCCGCGCAGATCCGGCGGCAGGTAGGTGGCGGGCAGGGTGGTTTTGGTTTGGAAGTACATCAGCCCGTCCTCTCCATCATAAAAATGACCGAGAAATTAAGCAGCCCCGCTGCAAACCAGTAAACCGCCGGACCCCAGCGCCCCGCGATGGCCAGCGGCACCGCCGCCAGGAAACTTTCCAGCATGATCAGCAGCGGCAGGATCTGGTAGAATTTGATCAATTAATTGACCTCCTCGAAGTCCACGAAATATTCCAGGCTGGCGTATTCCGCCAGCAGCTCGTTCCACTCCGGCAGCATCATGTCCAGCACCATGGAAACTTTTTTGGCATCGCCCCCCACGGCCGATACCCAATCCGCCGTGCGCGTGCGGAAGAAATTCTGCACCCCCTGGTCCAGCACGCCCACCCGCGACGACATTTCCAAATTGAAGTCCCGCCGTGGAATATATTTCTTGCGCTCTTTTTCCAACTCGAACTGCGCCCGCTCGTTCTGTGCTTTGAGCTTCTCGATCTCCAGGCGGGTTTTCTCTTCCGTCAGCGGCGTCTGGTTGCCGTCCTCGTCCTCCAGACGATCAAGATATCGGGCCGCGTACCCATCCACCTCGGACAACCGCACCCGGTTGTCGTGTTCGATAATGCAAAGGCCTTTTTTACAGTCCGCATAAAACTTGCTTTTTTTGATTTTATACCCCTGGTCGATCAACCACTGGGCCGCCTCTAAGCGGGTATCGAAACACTGCTCCGCCGGGAAATATTTAGCCACCAAGGTGTTGGTGAATTCTTTCAACCCCACCTTGGCCGCGTTCCACTTTTTGAGATCGCTTTCGGCGTAGCCGTCCTGATAGGCTTGACGGGTGCTGACAACCGCGAATTGCAGCACGTCCAGCTCCTCGGCCTCGGACGCCGAACACTTCCCCCGGATGCGGTCCAGATCAGCCACGGCGCTGCGCTCGCGCACGATCCAGCTGGCAGTGCAGGTCGTGGATGATCTCGAAAGATTCTGTTTCCTCACGGTCCAGCCGCTTTACCAGGTCGGCATTTTTAGCCGCCAGGTCATACACCTGCTGCTGCAGCGCATCCCGCTCGCGCCGCAGCATGGCGTTGGC